GACCTTAATTCTTGATTTATTAAATCTTCTCTGTTTTTAGGTTTTTTTATTTTTTCATTTAAATCTATATCATCTTCTCCTAAACCTAATTTTCTTTTTTCCTGTTCAAAATCATTTATAACTTTTAGTTCTTTTTCTTTAATATTTAAAAGTATTCGTTTTAATGCTTCTTTTGGATATCCTAAGAAAGCACCTCTTAGTTTTTCCATTTTTCTTAATTCTTCATTAGAATCACTTCCTCCTAATGATTGCATAGCATCTAAAACACCTTCTCCTACTAAAGATAAATATTCTGCTGTTCTTACTATTTTATCTTTATCAACTACTCCTAGTATATCAAAATCTGAAATAGCTTCTGCTCCTAAAAATCTAACATCAGGAAATAAACCACCAGAAACTATACCATCTTTTGTATCTATTAACTTTATTGCTTTGTCAATATTTTGTATAATTGTTTTTAATTTTGGAATATTTTCGCTTTCTCTTTTTGCTATAAGTTCAGCTTTTTTAACATTGTATTTTTCTCTAACAACATTAGGATTTCCTTCTGTAGTTTCTATTAAAAGCCTTTCCATTTTTTTAACTAAATTTTTTTCATATTCAGTAGCATTTTTAAGATTATCAGTTCTTGCTGATAAGTCAGCTATAAAAGATATTGCACCTGCTTTAGTAGTAGGTAGTTTAAATCCTAAATTTTCTATTTCTTTTTCTAATTTGTCAATATTTAATTCTTCTTTTCTAGCCGTTCTTTGAGCTATTATCTGTTTTTCTTGTAGAGCATCAGCTTGTTGTCTCAGCCTTACTCCTACCATTTGTATACTAGGGTCAGGATTATTACCTAATTTTTTAGCTACCTCTCTCAGTCCCTCTGGTGTGTTAGGGTCACCAACACCTAGCACAGCATCTGTGTAAGCCATTTTAATTTCTTGTAACTGTTGTGCTTGTGCTTCTTCTGGTGTTTGCTGTCCAAACAAGCCTCTAATGCTACTAGATAGATCACCTCTGGCTTCTTCTATCATACCACTGATAGCACCTATAGGACTGCTTTGCCTTACAGCAGGTGTTCTTCTTCTCACTGTTGCACCAGTAGGTCTATCACTAGCAAATAATCCTTTTATTACATCCATCATATCTTATATCCTTTATCCAATAGTCATTCCTAATGCTTCTAAGAACCTTCTAACTTCGTCTGCACTATACTTTCTTTCTCCATCAATAGGAACATTACCAGGTTCTGTTTCTAAACCAAATAAACCTTTACCAAATTCTGCTAGTCCTGTTAAACCTGCAATCTCAGCCTGTGCTCCTAGTTGTTCAAACTGCGATTTAGTTCTTAAACCTTCTCTAGCTGGTACTTGTCCTAATGTGTAAGCTATATTCTGTGCTCTTCCTAGTTGATCTAATGCTTGTTTATCTATAGTCTGTGCTCCTGTTAGTAAACCTTGAGCTAGTTGTCGTTGTCTTCCTGCTTCTGTTAAACCAAATGTTTGTGCATCTAGTGCTTCTTTTGATCTAGCAAGTTCTTGTGCAGATAGTATAGACTCAGCTATTGGACTAACTCTGCGTTCACCTCCTACAGTTGGCATAGTCTGACCATAACCTAGCAAACCTCTCTGCGCTAGTGTGCTTATCATTCTTTCTTGTTCTCTTTGTCTCTGTGGCTCAGTCAATGCTCTGGTAGCTGCTAGTTGTGCTGCTGTAGCTTCTTCTCTAGTTGCAGGTAAGCCTTCAAACAAACTGGTAGCTGCACCTAGCTGTGCTTCTCTAATAGGTTGATATGATACATCAGGAGTTGCAGTAGCTCCTTCAGGAGTTATCTCACTTACTCCTAAACCACTTCTTACTGTATAAGGCTTAAATAGACCAGCAAACTCTGCTGCTATGTCTTCACCTCTACCTTCTAGTCTTTTTCTTATCTCTTCTAGTTTAGCAAAGTCTATACCAGTTCCTACAGCTCCTTCTAAGAAACCACCAAAATCTTCACCAAACACTTCTTTTAAGTCAATAAATTTACTAGCTTCGTCTACTACTTCTTCTATTACTTCTGTACCCACAGCACCAGCAACTCCCAGTTTTAAAACATCATCTACTGCTTTTGTAGCACTTGCTGCATTAGTTATATTAGGAAGAGCATCACTAAGACCTGTTAAATCACTTAAACCAGTTAAATTAGTCCCTCCTGTAAGTAAAGTATCAACTCCACCCATTCCTGCTTGATCAAATAAATTAGAAGGAGCACCTACACCTAATGATGACTCTCCATAAGTCTGTGGAGTAAAATCTTGTTGTGCTAAACTAAGATCTTTAGTAGGCAGAGAATAATCTAAACCTCCTGTTAAAGAAGTATCTAAACCATCTACGCCTGGTAAAGCAGTAGTAGTAGCACCAGGAGGTTGTAATCCCATCTCAAATGCTTCTGCTGAAAAACCTAAATCATCAGGAAGAACATTTTCAAATGCTCTTGGAATACCTAACTTTTCTACTGTTGATGGGTCTAATATATCTTTTTCAACTAAAAAATCACCAAACTTACCTGATTGTAAAGCATCTGCACCAAAGGTTGTACCATAACTTATAATAGCACCTAGCAAGGCATCTTCTACATCTTTTCCTATTGCTAAACCAGTGCCTCCTGCTATTACAGCATTACCTACTGCTTTAGCTGCTACGCTTCCGCTTTTTGCACCTAAAGTAGTTCCTATAGTCTCACTAACACCAGGAAACGCAGCAAAAGCAATACTACTAGCTACAACGGCTGGTGTTATTAAATCTCTATCAGAAGTATCTTGATACAGAGGATAAAATACTGGAGTATCTCCAGCAAACTTAACATTCAATGCTGCACCACCTTCTACACCTGAATACAAGTTACCAAATGTAGTAGGCTCATCAGGGTCACCTGACAATGTACCACCACCTGCAAATACGTCTACTGTCTCTCCTGTTTTCTTATTAAACAACTCATCCATAGTATCAGGCAAAGTTGCTATATAAACTGGTTGTGGGTTACCAAAATTACCAGACATGTTTGTCATTACTTCTTTAACAGTGCTAGGATTTACTCTTATAGTTTTTGGCTGACCTCCTCCAAAACCTATCATTCCTCCTGTTGTATATTCATACCTTACATTTCCGTTAGCATCTGTTACTTTATCTACTTCTACATCTGTAACACCTGTTTTTACAGTTCTTTTACCTAAATCATTAATACTATCCAAACCAGCTTTAGCAAACTCTTTAGCTTGTTCTTCTATAATATAATTTACATCACTAGGATTTACGTAACTAAATCCTGATGCTTCTAATACATCATATTGTTTTCTAAATTCATCTCTAAGATTATTAACTCTTTGTTCATACAATGCAGTATCATCTGTAACGCTCTCACGAGCCTGTGTCTGCGTTCTTGACTCTGTAAGCATGGTAGGGCTACTATCGTCTCCAGAGGGCTGTGGTGAGGCTGTGGTGGGTTCTGGAGACGTAGCAGCTAATCTTAGTACATCTTGCTCTAGTTGTGTCAGTCTAGGAGCAACAGAAGGGTCTATGCCTTTCGCACGTTGCTCTTCTTGGAATCTTCTGTAATCTTCTAAGATACTCACGAGTATGTCCCTCCTTCTATTGAACCACCAGACATTGTTCCTGATAGTACAACATTCGTAATGGTTGCTGTGCCTGTTACCGCTGGGGAGGCAGAATTAGCTTTCGTCGCAACTGCTGTAGCAATGTTATCAAATTCAGTATTAATTTCCGTTCCTTTAACGACTTTGTTTGGGTCACCACTGTTTAATGTGTCCTTTGCTGCGAAGTTAGTTGTTTTTGTATAATTACTCATTTATATAGTCCTTCCTAAGACTGAATATATATCTATCTTTTGTAGTGATAGAGGGTTACTATCTATTGCTGCATTTACGCCCACCTGTAAGATGTTACCATTTCCTGACAACTGTGTACTAAGTTTATCAATAAATACAGAAGCTGAATATTCTGCTATGTTGTATTCTGCTGTACCATATTCAGCAATATTTCCTTCTTGTGTTTGTACATCAGCATTATTAAAACTGTTTTCATAATCAAAAGCCCACTTCAAAGCTAATGTAGTATTTGTAGCACCTATAACTGTTACATTAATCTTTTTAGGTATTTTTGTTATATCAGGTCTACCAAAGTCTAGGTATGGTGATAGATAACTAAATACATAACTAGAACCATTATCTGTAAAGTTTTTATACTCTGCTATACCGTCAGTTTTACCTAGAAGTAACCTATTATCATTTGTAACTATAAATGATGATGGGTCTATGCTATCCCATCTGGTTACTCTGTATGCACCATCAGGTAGTGTTGCTCTTACATCAAAACAAAAAGTAAATCCTGAAGCTGGTAAAGTTAGTAAATAAAATGCTTCTTTCTCATAATATACACTTCTTATCTCTTCTTTGTTCTCTACCGCTACAAGTGCAAGAAAGTTATCTCTTACATTCTTTGACAAGTCTCTTAGCGGTGCTGACTTCTCTTGTATGGTTCTACCTAGGCTTCTTAGACCACTATCAGATAGAAATACTAAATCAGTACCTATAACTTGTATAGAATCTCTTGCAATACATCCTATACCTACTATTACATCATTCAATGATATATTACTTATATCATCTGCATTTTGATACAATACAATGTGGTGTTCACAAAATATTACTAGAAAGTTGTTATGCGCAGCTAGTGCTGTTATCTTGTCACCGCCAGGTACAACTTTTTCTAGGTTTAACTGTCCTGAACCAGAACCAGTAAAGTCTGAACCGTCTAGTAATACACTGTGATATATTGTTAATGGGTCATCTTTTATATCAGCCATCCACATTCTACCAAAAGCTGATAATGCTACATTTGGTATAAACGTGGTTGCTCCATACCCAGAAGGAACATTACCAACATCTACCAGTCTTCTAAATCCAAAACTCCCTGTTGGTAATTTATTATATACTAAAGGTTGATGACCTTTTTGTACTGCATACATATGTGGACTAAAGTTTAGACCACTTTCAAACTCTGCCTGTTTAAACTGCCAGTTGTTATCTGTTATACTATAACCTAATGTTCCTGTAGCACTTACATTATATACAGGAAGAGCAGACATAGTGCCTTCACCTTCATACAAGTTGTTGTTACCGCCACTAATAATATTATAAGAATTTGTAGCTGTGTATGCGTCAAACTCTACTAGAGCCTCTGGTAGTGTTGATGTACCACCAGCAGTTGTCTGATACTCCCATCCTTTTCTAGCAGCCATTCTACCAGACTTATCAATGACAGCGTTGTCTGCTTCTAGCGTAAATGACAAGTCAAGAGTAACACCAGAGTCTTGTGTGTTAATACCAAAGAAACCTGGTGATACTATAGCTACTGGTTGTATAGGTTTGTTAGGCATTATGACGGATACCACACAGTTTCTTCATCAGGTCTTCTTGCAGCTTCTATAGCTATAGCATCTGCTAGAGCCTGTTTAGCTACTGCATACTGACTTGATACGCTGATACCTCCATCTTCACCACGCTCTTCTATTGCTTTAGCCCATGCAAGAGATGTGATTACATTCTTCTGCATAGCTGTGGTATCAGTATCAGTTGTTAG